ACAGAGCAGTACGACTGGCGCTACGCTGTTGAGTGCGACACGATGACGGCGATGATGATTGTGCGGGAACATTTGGCTGATGCGTAAGATGTATGAGACAGACGCTGACCGCGTCAAAGAACACGCGCTGGCTGAAGCATTCGCCGCGCACGGCTATGACTTTTACAAACTGCCATTGCAATATCGGCTGGACTTTCTTGTGTTGAAGGGCGATAAGCCAAAGGCGTTTGTTGAGGTCAAGCACCGCACATGCCACATGTTCAAATACCCAACGGCTATGGTGAGCCTGTCAAAAGTGTTGCAAGCGAGACTGCTGACGCAACACACTGGCCTGCCAAGCTATCTATTAAATGTTTACACAGATAATATCGTCAGGTTTGATTTTGCCGGCGATTATGAATTGGGAAAGGGCGGCAGGTCTGACCGGGGCGATGCCCAAGACGCAGACGTGTGTGCCTATTTCCCAGTCGGTGCCGCAACCGTTTTGCGGTAGTTCTAAAGTTGAATGGAGAAAATCAATGGCTTTAGGTTTCACAGAAAGTTCTAATTCGGGTGGTGGGGATTTCCTGCCGATTGTTAAATACAGCGCCAAGGACGGCTCATTCGTCCGGCAAGATCGGCACCAAGCGCCTGATGGCACTTGGGAAAAGAGCGAAACTGAAATGGACATGCCAATAAAAGTGGTGATGGATTTGGACACGATTGAGGTTGGCTTCATTGCATTTACCGCCAACGGGCCAGACTTTCGTTTGGTTCAAGTCGGTGAGCCAATGCCACAACAGCCATCGCCTGACCACAAAGAGGGTTTCCGCATCCGCCTCTACAATAAAGAGATCGGCCTGCGTGAAATGTCATCATCGTCAAAGATTGTACGCAATCAGATGAATGACCTGCATGATGCGTTCCTCGCCGGGAAGGCTGACAACCCCGGCAAACTGCCAGTCGTGGAGATCACTGGTAGTGACCGCATCCAGATCGAAACTAAGGCGCAAGGCACACAGACGTTTCGGTCACCCAAGTGGTCAATCTCTGGCTGGATTGAGCGGCCAGAGGGTATGAACCAAGGCGCGTCAGCGCCAGCAGAACCCGCACAGGCAGTGTCAGCGCCGCCTGTCACACCCGCAAGCGCAGGCGCAGACCTGTTCTAGTGCGGTAGCGCCCGGCGGGGTTTCCTCCCTTCCCCGCCGGGCGCGTCTTTCGGGTGAAAGGGGGTGAGGTAGTACGATGAATTTTTATAAATTACCAGACGGCAACGTGCAGATTAGTTTCTCTGGGGGGAGAACGTCTGCATATATGCTGTATCACATATTGCAAGCAAATGGTGATCTGCCAGAGCGGTGCCAAGTTATGTTTGCAAACACCGGGCGTGAAATGCCACAGACGCTAGATTTTGTGCATGAGTGTTCAGAAAAATGGGGCGTCAACATTGTGTGGATAGAGTATGACCGCAAAGACAATAGGGCATCATACCGCGTTACAGGTTATAAAAACGCAAGCAAAAACGGTGAACCATTTGAGGTTTTGTTGAAAGCAAAAAAATATCTGCCAAACATTGTGACGCGCTTTTGCACAACGGATTTGAAGATACGCCCAATGAAGAGGTATTTGGTAAATGATTTGGGCTGGAAGCATTGGTCGGCGGCAGTAGGCATACGCGCTGATGAACAACGCCGCGCCAAAACAGATAGTAAAGACCGTTGGTCATACTGGTATCCACTGTTAGATGACGGCGTCACAAAAAGAGAAATATCGCAGTTTTGGAAAAAGCAAAATTTCGATTTGCGGCTAGATAACGTGGCCGGGAAAACGCCGCTTGGTAATTGCGATTTTTGTTTTCTAAAGAGCGAAGCAATATTGGCGTCAATGGCGAAGCAATATCCTGATCGCGCTGAATGGTGGATTAGGATGGAACAACAAACAGGCTCAACATTTCGCAAAGACAGGAACCTGATAGAGTTTGTTGATTTTGTGCAAAGGCAATCCGATTGGGTGTTTGATGAAGAGGGTTACTTTTGCCAAAAGGACGGGGGGGATTGTGTGATATGACGAATATAGCGGCATACATAGAACAGGTTGCACGGCACTATTTGGGTGAGCCGAATGCCAAACTGTCAAAAGGGAATGAGTTGCGCTGGGGGACACACGGCTCATTTAGTGTGAGCAAGCGCGGCACTTGGTTTGATCACGAAAACGGCGTGGGTGGCGGCGTTGTCGATCTGGTGCGGATGTTTGAGCCAGCCAGTATCAATGGCAATATCCCGGACGTATTGGAAAAGAAATTTGGTATAGCCAAGCGGGTACAGCCAACGCTGACCCCGGCAAAGTATTTGGCCCGTGAATACAGCTATTACGGGCCTGACGGTGATTTGCTGTTCCAAGTGCAACGCTTTGAACCCAAGTCGTTCAGACAGCGCCGCCCTGATGGCAAGGGTGGCTGGCTGTACAATATGGATGGCGTCACAGCCGTGCCATACAACCTAGTTGGCATGATACAGAACCCAGACGCGCCAGTGTTTGTTGTCGAGGGTGAGAAATGCGCCGACAGGCTAAACCAGTTGGGCGTGGTGGCGACAACCAATCACGGCGGCGCAAAGAACTGGAAGCCAGACATCAATCAGTATTTCGCTGATCGCAATGTCATAGTCATACCTGACGCCGATGAGGCTGGGCAGGCACACGCTGATGTGGTGGTCAGTCAGCTTTACCCGGTGGTGAAGCGCATCAAGCGCGTCAGCCTGCCGGGGCTGACTGACAAGCAAGACGTGTTCGACTGGCTTAATGATCACAGCCCCAGCGAATTGATGGCGCTAGTTAAAGAGACACCAGCCATTGAGCAAGAGCCGGACAAGGCGGAGCCAGTTGACAAGCCGGACGTGTTTGAAACCTACGACATAGACTACCTACGCAACATGCCACCAATCGAATGGCTGGTTGACGGCATCGTGACCAAGCACGGTTTCTCTGTGCTGTATGGTGCGCCGGGCATTGGTAAGTCATTCCTGTCAATCGACTGGGCGTTGTCGATAACATACGGGCGGCAGTGGCACAGCCGGGCCACAAGGCAGGGTGCCGTGCTTTACATCGCGGCAGAGGGCGTTGGTGGCCTTGGCAAGCGGATCAAGGCGTGGCAGTCACACAACGACACACACGGCACCACGCCATTCTATGTGCTACCAATGGCGGTCAAGTTGTTAGACCCGCCGGATCTGGAAAAGCTGTTACGCACAATCGACAATTTCAAACAGGATTTCAGCTTGATTGTTATTGACACAGTGGCCCGGACACTGGCGGCGACTGGGTCAGATGAGAATGACGCAACGGCGATGGGCCAGTTTGGTGAGATGTGCGGCGTCATACAGCGACACGCCGACTGTGCCGTCCTAGCGGTTCATCACAGTGGTAAGGACGCCGCCAGAGGCATGAGGGGGTCAAGCAGTCTATTGGGTCTGAGCGACACTGTGTTGGCCCTGTCGAGCAGTGAGGGCCGGGTCACACTGAAAATGGAAAAGCAAAAAGACGCGGAGCCAATCGCTGATAGCCAGTATGAGTTGACGCCAGTCGCATTGATTGACGACAGCAGTGCGGTTCTATTGCCCGTTGAGGCGGCAGAAAAGAAACGCGGTGCAAAGCTGACGCCGGGTCAGTTGCTGGCGCTACAGGCGCTACAAAACGGGCTGATTGATATGGCAGTGACGCAGATGGCGATGGATCGGTGGCAAGAATTGCACAAGCAAAAATGCCCGGATCTAACGTCAAGAAAGCGCTCAGATGACCGCGCGGCACTGCAATTGAAGGGTGTTGTCGTCAATGACGGCGGCAAAGTGTGGATTAACAATGAGTTAGGCGAGAATGTGAGATGAGAAATGGTAAATCTCATACCAATCTCATACTAACCGGACAGGTGACCGGATATGACGGAGATGAGATCCCCACTATAGGGGGATCTCTTCTCATAGTCCCGGCATGTAGGTGATAGGTAATGGCAAGAGTTAGGAAACCAAGCAAACAATACTATGCGCCTAGTGAGGGTGCGATGCGCCGTCAGCAGGATGCGCTGTTTGAGTATGACAGAAAGGTCAGGGCAGTCGAAGCCGAATGGGGCGTGGATCGTTTGCCTTGGCTAGTGGATGAGGCACTGCGAGGGCGGTTTGAAGAACAGATGGATCGGCTCAATCAGGCTATCGATAATATGCAAGACATTGAGCATCAGGCGGCAGTCACATTGAGAGGCGTTGAGGCGCTGGTGAATGCGGCCATAGCGGCTGGGCATAAGCCGCTGACAGGCGAATACTGGGAAGCGCCGATGCCAAGCGGCAAGGTGCTGGCGGTGACACGCGATGAGTATGAGGCTGGCAAGGTGGCCGCTGATCATCGTGACATGTCGGTGTACAGCATTGGTGAGATAGCCACGATCATTGACGAATGGCAAAAGACCAAGGCTGGCGTGTTGACTGAGACAGCAAAGCAGATGTTCCCCGGTGCCGCAGTCGAAAGCTTCAAGACACAAACAGCAAAGGAATTGAATGATGAAATCCCCTTTTAGTCGTAAGTGGTCAGTGTTGCCTGCACGGGCAGTCGGTGATCGTGAATTAAAAGAACGCGAATTGCGGGTGCTTGGTGCGTTGTGCATCTTCGCTAACCGCGCTGGCGTGTGTTGGCCTGCTATGCAGACTATGTGTGACATAACAGGCTATGCGGAGCGTGTAACGGTGCATAACGCAATGAAGATATTGAAGCGCCGCAAGTATGTGCGCCAGCTATCGCCGAAGGACTATCAAGAGACAGCCAGCGGATGGCACAGCAATCGCTATCAGGTGCTGTGGGATGGCGATGAGCCGTTGCCCACATACGAAGAGATACACATTGCTACACCGCTACAGGTGCGTGATGACGATGATGACGCACCCGCAAATGTAATAGGGGGTATGGGGGATGGACACTTAGTCTCTCGCGCATCTGATCAGCCAGAGGCGGCGGCGATCGCCCACGCCTACATCCGCGCCGTTCAGCAGGCCACCGGGCAGGTGCGGCTGTATGATAATGAGATAGCACACGCCCGGCGGCTGGCTGTCGCTGGCTACACTGCGGCTGATGTCAGTGCGGCCACGCTGAACGTGTGTGATAAAGCCATAGAGCGAAGGGCAGGGGTGCCATCGCTTTACGATGTGGCGCAGGGGATGCTGTGATGTGCAACGAACATACCGACATATGCTTTTGCACAGGCCGGGCGCAGGCAGGCGCTGGTCTGGCCGCTAGCGGAGAGGCACCCCTTGCCCCCCGCCCCTCCTCCTCTATCGATGGGGGTGTCACACAAAATTTTCCTGCAATTCCCTGCACCCATTGCGATGACGGCTGGATCACACAGCCGGACGGCTACGGTTGCATCGAATGGACGTTGTGTTATCGTTGTAATGGCGATGGAGTTTTGCATGAACGATCACATTTATGAGGGCGATGGCACGTTCCAGCGGCGCTTGGACAACAAGCAATGCCCCCGGTGCCGATGTTCAATTGAGGTAGAGCGCGAATGGGCGCATAAGGTAAAATACAACTGTCGCGTCTGCGAACTGACTATCATTGACATAAAGGGTGAAAGCGAATGAACCGCAATGAATTATTGGATGCCGCAAAAGAAACCGTAGCTGATCGCGGCGAAGAGTATGGTAGTATTTGGGACAACCACGAACGCATCGCCGTTATTTGGACGGCGCTGGTTGGCATTGAGTTTCAGCCAGAACATGTGGCGATGATGATGGCCGGGGTCAAGCTAGCCCGGCTGGCCGCAACGCCGGATCATCAGGATAGCTGGGTGGATCTGGCTGGCTATGCCGCAACAGGATCGGAGTGCCTGCATGTCAGACAGCAAATCGCCAACGATTAGACAGCAACGCGCCGCGCTTGCCTCATCCGATGAGGCGAGGCGCGAAGCTGTCGTGCAAGAGTTAGAGGCCATTGGCGCTGGTGAGGCGACTGACGTTATCCAGTGGGACGATATGGGCCGCGTCACATTGACGCCCAGCGATCAATTGTCGGAACGCGCCAAACGTGCGATTAAGAAGGTGAAGGTCACGCCCAATCAGTTTGGCAATCAGATTGAGGTTGAGATGCACGACAAGCTGTCGGCGTTGCGCCTACTGGCGAAGCATCGCGGCCTGCTAGAGCCGAACAGCGACAACATGAAGCCTAGTATGATTGGCATCAACATTACCGGGCCAACGACTAGCATAGTGGAGATTGACGGCGATGACGGCTGACGTGATAAATTTTAAGGACTATTATTCAGTCCGGTTCTTCTATGATGAGGTGATATGTGGATATTGTGGGAAGGACACCCGTGGTAGGGTAATGGATCGAAGTGAGAAAGTTGTGTGTACCCATTGTGGCGGCGCTATGTTAGAACTAAACAGCAGTGACTTTCAGAATGTTGCGACTATCATTTTCAGCCCGGAGAACGACTGATGGCTAGAGCGAGAGCGGCCAGCGACAGATCACCCCGGCGTAGGAAACAGCCAACGACTGAGGCGCTTGCTGGCCTTAACCTTGATTTTTCGCAAAGTCCAACAGTATGGCAATTTTTACAAGACGACAGTTTCGTGCGTGGGCTGATGGGGCCAGTCGGCTCTGGCAAGACATTTGCTTCATTAGCCGAAGTGATGTTGAGGGCTGTGAAGCAAGAGCCTTCGCCGATAGATGGGATCAGATATACTCGATTTGCAGTTATCCGAAACAGCTACCCGGAACTGCGAACCACGACTATCAAGACGTGGCAAGAGATCTTCCCGGAAAACGTGTGGGGGCCGATGCGTTGGTCACCGCCGATCACGCACCACATAAAACTGCCGCCTAGAGACGGTGCCGCTGGCATCGACTGCGAGGTGATATTTTTGGCGTTGGATCAGCCACGCGATGTGCGAAAACTTTTATCTTTGGAATTGACCGGGGGCTTCATAGACGAGGCGCGTGAACTGCCAAAGGCGGTGGTTGACGGCCTGACCTCGCGTGTCGGACGCTATCCAACCAAGGCGAATGCTGGTTGCACTTGGCGCGGCGTGTGGATGAGTACCAACCCGATGGACAGTGACCACTGGTGGCCGAACCTAGCGGAGAAAAACCCGATAAGGGGCAAATACCCGTGGAAATTTTATAAACAACCCGGCGGCGTGGTTGAGGGTACTGCCGAACATGAGGATGCTATGTTTGCGGCTGGCAAGCACTGGATCAACAACCCCAAGGCTGAGAACATTAACAACCTGCCAGTCGGATACTACGAACAGCAGTTGGCCGGGAAAACGCTTGACTGGATACAGTGCTATGCCGGGGCGCAGTACGTCTATGTGCAAGATGGCAAGCCCGTCTGGCCTGAGTATAGCGACAGCGTCATGTCCGGCGATGTCGAGATAGAACCCGGCTGGCCCGTGCATATCGGGCTTGACTTTGGTTTGACCCCGGCGGCGGTGTTTGGGCAGAAAATGCAGAACGGGCGCTGGAATGTCGTGCATGAGTTGGTGGCGTTTGATATGGGGCTTGAACGGTTCTGCCATCACTTGCTGGCTGACATACAGACGATGTTTCCGAAATCTGACGTGTTGGTCTGGGGTGACCCGGCTGGCGTCAAGCGCGATGAAATATTTGAGGTGACGGCATTTGAGCATTTAAGGACGATGGGCCTACATGCCCGGCCCACTAGCACAAACGATTTTAAGGTGCGGCGAGAAGCCGGGGCAATGCCGATGAACAGGATGGTTGACGGCAAGGCCGGGCTGATTGTCAACAGCAAATGCACCCGTGTCAGAAAATCGCTGGCTGGCGGCTACCATTTCAAGCGCGTTGCGGTTGGTGCCGGGTATGAGCGGTTTAGAGATGCGCCGAATAAGAACGAACACTCACACGTTGGCGATGCGTTTGGCTATTTGATGCTTGGCGCTGGCGAGGTGCGGAGCATCACGCGCAACAGTCAATTCAGTAAACAGTTTAAACAGCTAACAGCCAATGCAGATTTCAGCATCTTCTAATTGGCGGCAATCGCTTTGCACAAATAGTCAAGTTTCTATTGTGCCATTTCACTGGGGCCACGCCTATATGGCAGAATTGAGGCCGTTTGACGCCCAGTTCTTGAAGCTTGTGCCGGGTTATGGCGACAATCTGAAGGCGGCGTCTGCCGCTGGCATCGCTTGTACGGCGATGCTACGCGGCAAGATCGCTTGCTGTTTCGGCGTTAATGAGTTATGGCCGGGCGTGGCAGAGGGCTGGATGTTGACAACCAACCACGTTGCTACCGCGCCTGTATCACTTACGCGGGGTGCCTACCGCTATTTCAACCTAATCGCTACCGATATGGTATTGAGGCGGTTGCAGTTAACGGTAAATATAGAGAATGACCTTGCTGTTAGGTGGGCAGATGCGTTACAATTCACGCCAGAGGGTTTACTAAAACACTACGGCCCCGATGGTGCCAGTTATCGAATGTATGCGAGGTATTACCAGTGAGCGGATTATTTAAAACGCCATCAGCCCCGGCACCAGATCCAGAATTAAAAGCCGCACAAGCGCGTCAAGAGGCGATGCTTGAACAGCAAGAAAAAGAAAAGCGTATGCAGATTGTCGCCCGGCAACGCGCCCGGCGTGTCGGCGGTCAGCGCATGTTACTGTCTAAAACCCGCGAAGATGCCGAACAGGGCGTCCAGACCACGTTAGGATAAGCTATGCCCGGAAAAAACCCACCACGCAAAACCAGTATCAGAGGCCAGCGTCACTTGTTGGCTTATATCACGCCGGATGAGGCCGCACTGTTAAAGGCGCGTGGCGGCACGGGTGAGTTGCACAAGGGCATCCCGTCATATCC